GAGGGTTAACTGTAATCGTCGCATGGTCAACAATAGCTCTTGTGAGGACTGTACGAACATTTTGACTAGGGATAACTCTTGCACCAAAGCTGTTACCGTAGAACGAATGACTTATTGGAAGAGGCGTAAAGACAACAAACGGTACATCAGATACTTCATCAATCTCAAGCGTCTGGTCGCCAGCTCTAACTATCTTGTAGAGCTTTGCGTTCTTGTCTCCCTTTCGCTTCATCTTGAAGTAACATTCATTTACCAGAATTGTCTCTAGTTCATCTTGGCCCGGATTACTGTCTACTCTAAAACCAGCGTCTAACTGCTGGAAACGAGCAAATGTCTCAGGCATTGTCTGTATGGATAGCTTGTCTTCAACGCGCCTAATCTTATCGACTTTATCTTTATCGAAGCCCATTTTGATTAGGTCGTCTTTGGTCTTAAGCGACCTATGAACACAGAAATACTCTGGTCCAAGGTGTTTAGCTTGAGGCTCAATAGAGAACTCTTCTGGATTAATGACTTCAATCTTGACTTGAGATGTATCAGATACTCGCGTCAGTTTACCTGAGTAGAGACCTGTAGCTTCATCAAATTCAGCAGATAAATCAGTTATGTTATCTTCAGCCGTCAGAAGCATTATGGCTTCTTCTGGTAAATCCTCAAACTCTTCGTCGATCTGCTCTTCGTTTTCTTCCCAGTAGACTTTAGCAACACCTACACGAGCAATAAGCCCATCATGAATTGCATCAGAGAATATCTGGTAACCATCGTTTTGTCTGAAGACCACGTAGTCACAATAACTTGTAGCAATACGGGCTTCTTCAGAGTCTTCTGGTGTTTGAGGGTCAAACTTGACTATCTCACGACCCGCAGCAAAAGTCTCAAGCAATTGAGCTTTCATTGACTCTACCGCGTCGTAAACTTCAGTGCTTATGAACGATGAGGAACCGGGAGTTGAACGTAATGGAAGCTCTCCATTATAATAGCTCATAACTTTCTCGCGTTCACGAGAGAGCTTCGAGTTATACCATATGACAGCTTCTTTTATCTTTTGGTCTACTAGAACCCCGACAGCTTCATCAGTTAATTCTTTTGCTTTCATTAACTAAATCGCCTTCAAATAAAAATCGTCAGTAACTTTGATCGGGGTAAACTTCCCGTCATGGATATGGTTAGCCATAGCAAGCGCCATAACAGTATCGTCATGACAGCCCTCCTCTGCCTCCATAGAGCCGCTCTCAGTCACAATGTACTGAAGCATCTCTTGCAAAGTAGTCTTGTCGGAGATCCACATTTCATCTTCACGGAGCGCAGCGCGCAACCTATCAATGATTAGTGGTTTCGATTTGGAGGTAGTTCTAAAGCCAATAGTGAAACTGTCGCGGTCATTAAGTTGACCCTCGCCAATCTCAGTGTAGGTATTTGGATACGCTAAGTCTCGCCCTAGCCTTATCGCCGTGAGCAAGCCGTGGTTGTTGTTTTCGACACATATACGGGCTTCATTGTAGTAATGCCCAAGAGCGAAAAGAACATCAGCAAAGTAATCAGGGTGTACATGTGACCTCCATGAGGCAACCAGTCGTTTCTGACTGTCGAGGATTTGGGCAACACTATAGTCACCGTCCTTGATGCCTATGGCTACGTCAGCCCCTATAAAATAACGCTCGGAACCCTCATGTTCTCTCCAGACCTTAAGTTCACCCCTTGGATGCTTCTCAAAGGCTTCACCTTCTAATGCCATGCGGTATAGCGGTTCTTCAGCCTCCTGCATGAAACGATGGATCTGATCTGGGTTGAACACGGGTCTACCAGAAGCAATAAAGGCTTCTTCAGCGTTCGATGGATATTCTTGAAGGAACTTCTCGCGGCCAGTCTGTGCTATTCGACGCCGTCTAAACATAAGTTGGCCGTCTGACAGCCCATATTGAGAGACAAGTTCCTCTTCTTCATATGTTCTCTCAAAAGCATCTGTTACATCCACAGTATACTCAGGGCTGTCAAACCAAGGACTGAAGAACGGTATGAAACCGTTAGTCCCATCTACAGCACCACACCAAAGGTCATAGAACACACCAGACATACCGTTGGCAGTACTTTCTACGTAGATGGATGTGTCCTTTTCATCAGGTATAGACTGGAGGAGTGCGTTAAGGTTTTCAGCGGCTGTCGCCTTCGGCCAGAAGGCCACCTCAGATAGATGTGCGTCAGTGAACGTTTCACCACGAGAGATACTATCGCCACCAGCAGTTGCCACCTGGATACCTGTGTCCAATTGCGAGAACACAAGCTCTTTACGGGAACTATACAGTGTCGCTGGCTTTAGTAGATCCGGCATTTCCTTGTGCGTACGCTTGTACATATCGAACAAGGTGCGGGAGCTGTCTGCTTGGTGAGCTACAACAAGTCCTTTTCGTGCATGGCGTTGACTGAGCGTCCAATACATGCGTCCGTGGACGTAAGTAGAGAAGCCTTGTTGTCGAGCCTTAAGGATAACAATGCGTACCTTACCTGTGGTGCGCCTTTGTGCTTCTATGGCGTCGTGGAGTTTACTTTGTGGCGCATTGAGTGCAAGCGGTTTAATTTCTGCTTGTTTCGTTCTGATTTGAATAGCGTTCTTGGAGTAAAACTCAAAATCGTCGTATAGTCGTTTGCGTATTACCTTAGTCTTCGTCATTTGCAATAGAAGCCAACCATTCTTCAGCTTTGTTCACACTGACCTCGGATTTGGCGACTGGTTTGCTACGAGTGAACTCAAGGATAAGCTTTGCAGCAGCAAGCTTCGTTTGTTGTGTGTTAGGAGAGCGAAGAACTGTCAAAGCGCCTGTTAGCGCCTCTTCAGCCATCTCGTTTACTTCCATGTTCTTTTTGATGTTTTCCATATCTATTTTAACCTGCTTGAGCGCAATTGTTCTAGCTCTTTTTAAAGTCGTCCTATTGTAGCCCTCTTTGTTACCAATTGGCTGTCCAGAAAAAGCATAACGTGAAGCAATTTCGTTCATGTAATTGCGATATTCTGCATAGCCTGGTATCAAAGCAGTATAGTCTGCTAGATATGTATTAGGCCTTGATGCTGCCTTTGGTTTTTTAAGGGGAGGCGTAGGTTTACGGTTGGGGTCTTTAAACTTACGCTGCCAAGAACGTTTAGGTTCTTGAGGGGGCGGGAAGAGTGCCCCCTCTGTGTTCTCAACGTAACGACCGTCACCGATATGAATGATGTCAGTCATTATTTTTTAATCCGTTTTTGTAAGTGTCGTAAGCTTCTTTGTTTTTGTGACGGTAGACACTTAAAAACTTTGGAGACTTAATTGAGTTGCCGTCTTTGACGTATACGCCATCTAGTAGAAAGCGCCTTACCTTACCTACGTCTTTACCTTTAAATTTAGACAGGATACTTTTTTGGAGTCGAGCCTTAGCTGTATCACTATATTTTACATCATTTTTACTAAACTCAGCTTTCCAAGAATACAAATTATCTCTGTATATTTTTTTACCTTCTTCACTCAGATTTAGCTCTAACCCAGTTTCTAATATTGCGTCACGTTTTGCATTTCCGTTTTTTGTACCAGAAACTCTTTGTTTTTTTGAGTGTGTAATATCAGATTCATGCTGCCAAGCGTATCTTTTGTTACCAAGGTTCACTTTATACCATCCATTTGGATCTAAATCAGGCCTTGCAGATATGGCTTGTTTTTTACTGGTATATGAAGGTGTATCCGCAGCAAGTGCTTCAGACATTGGTGTCTTACTTAGTTTTATAGATAAAGCAGGAAGTTTATCTTGGTTTTTTACACCGTTTTTAAGATCAATAGGGCTTGTTAAATCCAAGCCTGTATCTTGCGGGTTTATACCCTCTGCCTGTAAAGCTTCCCTGAGTTTTATAGGAAGTTCAAACTCTGTGACACCTTGGTTTCGAAGTTGGATTTCAAGGTCAAGAGCTTTACGTAAAATATCAGAAGATGTTTGGTTTGCGGTCCTATTTTCTTGGTTACCCAACAATTCAGAACGCATCATAACACGTTCTTTTTTTAGCAAGTCTGGAGTTAACGGGGCATTTTCATCCAAAGCTGGAGGAAGATTTTTAACGTTTAATTGCTTTCCAGTTTTATTTTTATAATTAGAAGCTAGTTGAGCCAAGAAGTTTATGGATTTTACATCAATAGGACTCGAAGTCCCATAGCCGGGGTTTGGGGGCATATTGACATCAATGCCCTTATCGACGCCTTGTCTTTCTCGTTTTGAATAAAACGGATCTTTAATGGCATCTATTTTTTTAGAAAAAGCTAGATTAGTCTTATCGGCAACCTTGTCGTAAATTCTTTTATTTTCCAATTCTTTCCTAAGAGCATCTACACTACTAACATATGGAGAACTATTGCTTGGTGGATTTACAGAAGGCTCTCCACCAAACTTGTTCATTATAACTTGCGCGGGATCTGATCTACCAGTAAACCTGTCAAGTGCTTTTAAACCTAATGTTCCGGCAGCTTGAACACCAGCAATGCCATATTCAATTGGCTTTACGCTATTATGAATTAGCCCCCATATAAGACTTAAATCAGCAGCTTTAGCAGGAGATAACCCAGTTGTTTTTTCAAGTGGATTAAGCTGTTTACCCGCAGTAGATTTACTAAGTTCTTTGTCTTTAAATTTACCAGCAACTTCGTTAAAAACAGATTGGTCTTTAAGTAGTTGTAAAAACCTATCGCCTTCTAAATAACCTGACAGGTTTTGAGAAAGATTGTTTAAATCTGTAGGAGACATTTTTTCTCCTGCGTTCAACTTTTCTCTTACGCTTTTTACTATAGGACTAATGGTATCTGTACCATTTAATGTCTTGTTATCTTTTATAACCTTGCCCAAAGAACTAAAGGCATTATCTTGGTCAACCTTAAGTTGTCCTCGATACCTAGCAAACGGATCTAAGGTAGAGCCTTCTGGCGTATTGTCTATGACAGACTTCATTCCGTTAGCAATACGATTAACACTGCCTTCAGAATTTAAATCACTAAGTTTTTTATAGCGTGTTGCAACTTTTGCTTCATGTAGTGCTTTTGGTAAAGCTCCAGCACCTCCTGTAACAGCACCACCATAGGCACCTACTGCTAAATCAGATATAGATGGGTTTTTACCTTCAAGAAGCTCTTTGTCAGTAGCAGTTTGTGTTGCTCCAATTCCAGCATCTACTGCACCAGCCTTCAGAACGTTACCAGCAGCCTGTTTTATACCTTGTAGTCCTACGCCACGTACAGGTGCTGCACCAAACGTATATTTTGCGCCTACACCAGACAAAAGCATATTGGCAGCTAAATCAGCGCCTACTCTCATCTTATCAGCAGCAGAAAGCTCTTGATTATCGGTAAGGCCTAACGCTTGTCTTCTTTTATCTATAATAGGTGCTGCTTGAGTTGCTCCACCTACCATTGCGGCCCCAACGGGGCCACCAAGCATTCCACCGACCGCAACAGGGGCTGCACCCTCTAACAGTGCTCTAGGTGCATTAGATAGTCGATCCATAACAGGAGCATTCTCGTTTCCTGCTATTTCTCCTGCTGGTTTATATTCCTGTGGTGTAACACCAAAGATATGTCTTGTACCTGATGCTAGGTCTCTTAATGTTTGCAGAGAGCTTGGTTTTGCTCCTGATTTTTCTGCAAGGTTTGCAACATTTTCTACGCCACTAATAAGACCATGGATGCCAGCTTTAGCCCAACGTTCTGGCCCAGATAATTTGTCTGTTTTTACCTCTGGGCTTTCGTCAATCTTAGGGGGGTCTGTTTGCTGTGTCCCATAAAGAGCAGCGTGTGCCGCTTCTGGGGTATCAGCAGAAATGGCGTATGTTCCACCATCTGGACCCCTAAGTTTGAACTTTGGCATTATTCAAGTCTCTCTATCTCAACACCATTAATAGTGGTTTTCTTGCCAACCTCTGGAAGGCCAGTCGGTTTATTTTGTTGTTGTTTTTTGTCTGATGAAATACCCAACAATTGATCCATTGACTTTTCTTCATCATATTCTGGGTATGGAAGTTTTTGCCCACCATTGCGCGCACGTTGGTTAGCATGAAGCTCACGCATTGATTTACCAGAACGTTGAACAGTTGATGTCATGGTCTTGACGACATCTTCATATGTCTTTTTGGATTGTATTGTGCTTAACAAACTACGTGCTTGTTCTTCAGCAACTTGATTTGTTACACCACTTGATGTCAAAGCTGACGCATAGGCACGAGACAATGCTTCTGTAGACTCTCTAAACGAAGCCAACTCTGGCGAACCAGCTTCTTGGGATTGATCTGTGAGAAACTGTCCAACAGCATTCCAAGCTTTTGGACCAGAACGATCCACAAGGCTTGATTTTTCCAAAGCGGTCTTAGCATCACCAAAGAATTTAGAAGAAGCTCTATCATAATCAGCTTCAGCAATTGAGCGTTTGCGTTCGTCAGCAAGAATACCAGCAAACTTACCTTTATTTGCAAGAATTGCATCATAGCTTGGGTTTTCAATCCCTGCTTTCTTTAGCTCTCTTGCAGCATTACCCATTATTTCTTTTTTATCTTCAGCAGTCATACGAGTCATGACTTGAGGGTCACCTTTAAGGAACCCATCAGTCATTAAAGCTAAAGCATCTGGGTCCATTGGTTGACGTTGCTTGACACTTGGGTCTTGCATGGTAGTTGGTTTGCGAACTATCTCACCGTTTTGATCTACAAACGTATCAAATCTTTGACCACTGTCGTCAGTGTCAATTCCTTTGTATGAAAGCGTTCGCTTATCTCCGGCAAACTGTGGACTCAAAGGCTCAACACGTATCTCACCTTTGGAGTTCTGGAACATCAAGCCCTGACCATTCTGGGTCTGACCCGCATACTTCCAGCCACCTTCCTTCTCACGAGCCGCTTCCTGTGCAGCAAGATTGCCAGCTACCCGCGAAGCGTTAAGTGACGCAATGCCAGTCCCTCTATTATCAAGGGAAGCAATAGCTGCACCCATGTTAGCTAACGTAGAGCCAATGTTATTAAAGGGCTGAGTGTTCTCTTGGTCACCAAGGGAAATTGATTGCGCAGTTGGCTGCTGTGGTGACTGTGGTTGCTCTGGTGTAGCTCCTGGTAGTTGCATAGGAGCCGCTGTAGCTTGCTGTGGGCTTCCCGATGCTTGCCATATGCGAGGATCTACAGGAGACATTCCGTTTTCAAATCGATCCATAGCCATTGCAATGTTTTTACGAACATTTGGGTCATTCATGTCTAATGGTTGATTAGGGTCAACACCAATCTTCTTACCTACAAATGAAGCATAAGCGTTTGTGTTGTTTCCATCACTTGATGGTGCCCAACGGTTAATAATTGCGTTGAGTGTATTTAGACCTTTGTTGCCGTAGCCTTGAAGTAAAGATGACTGAGCATCAATTCCGTGGTCCATTGTGTCGAACTGAGCGAAACGTCCATCTGACCCTACGTATCCAGGCTGTGACCTAGCGAATGGTCCATCTTGAATGTTACCTGGGTTGAAATTTCGGATACCTCTTGGAAAGAGAGCATCAAGGGTAGGATTTTTCATAGGCATTCGTATCCTCCCTTAACTTGGATAAACCATACCGTTACGAATGACACCACCACCTGGATTAGGTGTTGAAGCAGAACCAAAGACAGATGGGGCCATATATTTTGCTAATGCTCCACCGATTGTTCCACCAGCAGCAGCGCCAGCAGGACCACCCAGTGACAACCCAGCGAGTGAACCAGCTACGCCTAAGCCAGCTCCAAGGTAGCTTAGTGCACCGGGGGAAGACGGTTGGTTAAGTTGAGGAGCCATACTGAAACCAGTGCTATTCGTGGTGTTCGTTGAACCCCAATTGTTAGCGCCAGCAACACCATAGAGACGATTAACTGGATCCCATGAGTTCTGAATGGCACCTTGGTATTTCGCCAAGGAATTATCCAAGAAGCTCTGGTTCAAATTGTTAAGAGCAGACCCAGCGCCACTGTAGAGGTTACTCAGGTTAGCTTGGTCATTGATGCCTTGAGACATCATTGAGCTACCAGCGCCACCCAGGTTAGCACCAAGTGAACCTGCGTTACTCAATGCACCAAGCTGCTGTTGGTTTTGAGTGTTCGCTTGGTTGAGACCAGTGTTGAACATGTTGTAGCGCATGGATGCACCAATGTTCTGTGCGTTCTCCGCAAGACCACGACCAATGACACCTTGAGCTAACGCAGCGCGGTCAGAGTTGATATTTCCAGAAGCAGCGGCAGATCGATATAGGTTAGGCACATCGTTCTCAGCAGCGTTACGGTTTGCACCATAAGTCGCTGCGTTAACTGCTTGGTCAATATAAGGGTTCTGAGCGTATTGGTTAGCGGTATTAATGTTGTTCTGCGTCTGATTAGCAGATCCAAAGTTATACAAGGCATTCGCAGCGTTAGTCCCAGTCCCATAGTTTGACAGGAGACCCTGCCCTTGGTTGATCTGGGTATTACCAACGTTCGCTGCGTTACCTTGAGCAAAGTTAGTTGCTTGATCTATTGCGCCATACTGTGTTGCGTTAGGTGCAGCAAAGTAGTCGCCAGTGTATGGACCCATAGCTAACTGCTGGTTGTAAGCGTTCTGAGCGCCACCAAATGCTTGTGTTAACGCACCAACTTGAGGTTGCCATGAGGGAGCTGAAGTTTGCGTTGAGCTAGTATTACTGAATTGTGGTAAATATGTATAAGATGCCAAAGGGACGCCCCTATTCGTTTGGGGACGTTGCCCCACTATTATTATATAACACTGCCAGAACTTCTGGAGGTATCTCTGGTAAAGGTATTTCTGGATTGATGCGCTCTAGTTCTTTTGTTACTAGATTTACTTTCCAGTTCTCAAAGTCACTTATGTCTTTGATAAGTATCGTTGGCTTACCATTATCAATTTCAGCCTTAATCAATTCTTCTGGCATGTAACCATAGCTTTTTATAATGCCAGTTTGTGGGTTGTAGCGAATGTAATTCATCGAGATAACCTAATTACAGCTATTCCTGTGTCACCGCCTGTTAAATTATAAACAGAGAAATTATGTAAACCAGAAGCAGTCGCAGTAAACACTTGTAATATTGATGCGGGAGGTATTGAGTAGTTTGAGCCAACAGCACTGACAAAATAACCTACGGCTGATGCAAAACCAATAGCAGTTGTTACGCTTCTACAAAGTGCTTTAGCTACGACGGGGCCGCCAACAGTCCCTGAACCATTTGGACCTGCGTAATAAACTTGTAAACTACCAGAGCCACCGTTGTTGCTTTCTTGACCACCACCACCGTAACCAATGATTGTCACACGGTCACCAGCCGTTAAGTTCATGTCATAAATAGGAGCAGAATTAAAATTAATAACAACTTCTGCTCGGTTATCTGACACTGCATTATTAGCTATAGCTGTAGTTGTAATACCACCAACAATAATCTTATCGGCAGTAATAGTTCCTGCATTAATTAGATTAGCTGTAATAGCATTAGCTGCAATCTTTTGTGTCGTTATAGCTCCAT